ATTTGTCGTATTTTTTTAGTTCCTGAATTAAGTTTTCTTCTATTTTTTCAATTTCATTTTTATTTGTGAAAAAACGAGAATGCCATTCCACTGTAATAAAGTTTATATACTCAATCGCTTGTGTTTTTATTAATTTTGTCAATGTATCATATTCAGAGCCTTCAATATCCATTTTAACAATTATATTATCTTCTTTTTTAAAATTTGAAATTATGAACTCCGAAAGGTCTATGCATGGAACATTAGCAGTAGATAAAAAATTTTCTCTGAGTTCACCATTCCAAGGATTCCATCTTTCTAAGTCAATTATTGAAGTTCCCATTCCAGTTTCTCCTTCGCCTGGTGGTGTTTCAATATTAACCTGAATTTCACCATTATGATCAGTTATTGCTTTATTATGTGATGTGACCCATGGAGTTTGTTTATGATATTGACTTATGAATATTTTATGTGTGATTGGATTCGCTTCAAAAGTATGAATAATCCAAGAGTCATTCATATTGAATCTTTGAATAAATTCCCTTAATCCTTGACCATAATGAGTTCCCAAATCTAAAAATACATTTGCCATATTATTTCCAAGCAATAAAAACTCGACTATCTGCGGCTGCTCTATTGGACCAGTCTATTTCTTCAGTCTTGACTCCAGGCAACATATTTTTGAAAATTTTAAACCATTCAGCATCAGCAATATCTTCAATTATAAGAAAACCATTCGGATTTAATTTTGGAAAATACAGTTCAACGCATTTCTTTAATGATTCTAAATCATGAGGCCCATCATCATTGATGATATCAAATGTTTCAAGACTATCGGCAAATTCTTTAGTATAGGCATCACCAATTAAAATGCGTGTTCTGTTCTCATCAACACGACCTTTAATATTTTCTAGTGCTGTTCTCGCTTCAATATCAACAACCGTGATATCACCTTTCGTAAAATATTTGTCCCAAGCTATTGTTGATGCTCCATAATATGCTCCGATCTCAAGCAACTTTACAGATTTATTACGGAACGGCTCAAATAGAGGTTCGTAACGTTCGCTATATGGGTGTTTGGTTAATTTATCTGTTCCTCGTTTGTTTCGTTCATCAAGAAACAAGCCTTCATCGTTCATTATTTGTAATAAAGTTTTCATAGATTATCCCTTATATAATCTTCAATTGTTTTCTTTGGTGCCCAACCCAAAACAGTTTCGGCTTTTTTATTGTTGGCAAGAGTTTCTTTCGATTCACCAATACGAGGTGCAATAAATTCTGTTTTGTCAGAAATCATGTTTGCTAGTTCAAGAATTGAATGATTACGCCCAGTACCAATATTAAAAACTTCACCATACCGGTCATGATCTACAGTCATTGCAAGAATATTTGCGTCAACAACATCATCGACATGAGTAAAGTCTCGGCGCTGTGTGCCATCTGGAACGATTGTTAGTGCTTCACCTGCTTTTTTCTGACGCAAAAATAAACCAACAACTGGTGCGTAGGGACCTTTCAGAGGTTCACGAGGACCATATACATTAAAATAACGAAAGATTACTGTCTTTAAACCAAATAGATTCGTGTACATAGTACACATTTTTTCACCAGCAACTTTAGAAACTGAATACGGATTCAAACAATCATCAGACATAACTTCAACAAGTGGTGGACTATTTTTTCTGCCGTATGCAGATGATGTTGAAGAATAGATTACCTTCTTAACACCTGCTTCTCTTGCTGCCTGTAGAACTACAGTTGTACCATAAGTGTTTGTTTGAACACTCAATAGTGGATTTTTGATTGCTGGTTGGATTCTGGACTCTGCTGCAAGATGAAAGACATAATCAACACCTTCCATTAATGGACGAACTGCGGTGTAATCTGCAATATCGTATTTGTAATATCTTGCATTGAGATTATGATAGAAATTCTCATGCACCTGAGACGATTCGTTGTCGATAACGATAACTTCATGGCCCATCGATATTAGTCGATCAACAATGTGCGATCCAATAAATCCTGCACCACCAGTAACTAATGATTTCATTTCAACTCCTAAATTTTAAAATTATGTATTAGCGCCGCGCTTTCTTCGCAAGAATAATATTTCCATTGCGTATCGTCAATTTTTCTCAAGGTACCTCTTGTATCGGAAACTTCTTCCCAGTCGCCCATAGTACAATCACAACTGCGAGCAAAACATGATAATAACACATCCTGATAGCAATTTAGTGGTATTAATGCATAGCATTGTTTTACCAGATCCAATTTTGACCTACATTTTTCAAAGAAGTTCTTCGAAAGAGCAGTACCACCCATACCGGTATGAAATTTATGTTTCCATTTTGTATGACGATCTTCATGAAAATTTTCGCCATTTATATAAGCACCCCAATAATCATACATTACCAAAGTTTCCATATACCCGCATGAAACTACTGGTCCAGAAACATCATATCTAGGTTCTTTAACAATTTTGCGATTCGTTTTTACATCAGTTTCAAGAAATATCAAATAATCTGGTTTTAATCTTTCATATGTTTTAAACAATAATTCAAACCACTCAAAACTAAAAGAGCCTGGTTTATGTCTAGTATTTTTATGCCAAAGATTAGGACCTTCTATCAATTCAATATCATACTTTTCTTGTAAGTATAATGCTGAATTACCACCATTGTAAACAATCAAATGAATATCGGGATTGTGCTTCTTGAAATTTTCAATAACAAATTCAGCACGATTTTCATCGTTACACATAAACAAAATTGCAATATATTTCATGTTATTTTCAAAAACATATTTTTTATATGTTGAACATCACGGAAAGACCAATTGATATTATACTTATCCCTAATGAATTTCGGTGCTATGTTTAATGTAATGTCATCCATTTCTCTGAAGGCAGCAGATTTGTCATAATTACCAGATCGTTTTGGATGATACATCTGTGATATATGAATAACAGCGGCATCAGTTTGTGTAATATCACATATGACTTTATCGAAACCCCAACCAGAATATATGTCATACATTTCCCATAACTCTTGACATATAGGTATTAAAGAAGTGTGTATAAACATTCCCATAACTTCATTAAAATTAGTTATTGAATAAGTTAGATTGGGATCATTTTTTAAAATGGGATAGAATATATCAGAATCTTGAGTTACAGACATTTGAAACAGTTTTAAACCAGAATTCTTTGCTAATTCTATAGAACGATTTACATTATCAATATCAGTTATCAGATCGTCATCCAAAAAGCCGATGTACTCATATTGCGAGTATGAGTTATTCTTCAGCCATTCTTTAGATAGATTCCACTTAAATCCTTTCTTCTTTATGATATAATCATATGTGTTATTTTCTGGAACAAAATCTGAATATTGAAAGACAAGAGTTTCATACAACCTTTTTTGATTAACGAATCTCCAATGTTCTTCTTTGTTGAATCTTTCATCAAAGGTGATTGGTGAACCCACAGGACAAATTATTAAACTTTTACTCATATTTTTTCTCTATAACTTTTCGCCATTCTGAATACCTATCGTATTGATGTACGATAGTAAATGGTGTTCCGTCTGAGGAGCATACGGAGTCGCCTACCATGATAGGAGTCTTCTCGACCAATACGGATTTATATTTCTCAAAGATTTGTGGTCCTGTCGTACCCAGTTGAGCAGCCCAAGACTCTTCTGACATGGTAAATCTAGTGATATCTTTATATGGCTGCAAATTCAAAAGAACATTTAATGCGGCTTGATCTGGTCCACCGCCACCTTCTATGTAATGATTTGTTGTATTACACCACATAAAAATGTTTAAGAATAAATCTAAAACTGCATCAAACTGACCAGATATTGTGCCAGCATTGAAAATCAAATTGTCTTTATTGTTGTCGTGGATTATTGGACCGAAAGATTTGAATAGGTTATGATTTCCCCATTCTTCATCTTTATATTTAAGTGATTCACAGGCAACATTAATTTTCTTATCACCTAAATTCTGTTCTAACCACAATGATGGATTTTTTTGAAAAACAACATCTTTCATATCAGTTGAAATGATATATCGATATTGTCCTTTAAATTTTTTGAGAAAATGCCAGATGTGAAAAAATCTTTCGACTACTATTGAAAAATTTTTGTTGTATTCAAAACGTCGTTTTTCGTCGTTTTGTGAAAATGCAAGAACTGTATAATTTCTCTTAGTCAGTTCATCAACCAAACCATAATCAACGTTATAACATATAACTGCTTTTACACCATCAAATCCTGATCTGTCTAGAGAATTAACCCAATATTTGATTTTATCATAGTCATAGTTGGTGACAGCACCAATCACAATATCTTTCATAACAAACTCCAAAAATTACTTATTAATATGCTGTTTAAATGTTTTTACTTTTTTACTCTGTTGTCCAGGTGTATCTCTTGTATAAGATTGAACCAGTGTATCAGTACCATCTTGTCCTGCACCAGATTTAGGGAGAATATCTGGATTTGGTACTTGTTTTTCTTCTGCTACACTTTTATGTAGTTTAACTCCAGTTACATTTTGCACCAATTTCCAGGCACCTGTATGATTCTTATTTTTAAGATGGTTTTGTAATTCTTTTTTCTGTTTATCGTTAGCAGTTTTATGAAACTTCATAAGCTCCATTATGCCTATGTTGCCTTCATATGCTGCTTCTAGAAGTTCTTTGCTCGTCATGTTTTTAGACATACTCAGCCTCTTGTTAGTGTAAGAA